TTAACCCTGAATACGAAGCATCAATAAAAAGGATACAATATGTCAAGCGTAAATGTAGATTTTCCACTTTCCCCGGGTGTAGTAACTTCAGAGATTGACAATTCAATTCGTCAAACTGCAGTTCCTCTAGGAAGTGTGGGTTCCTTAATTGGCAAGTTTTCTTGGGGTCCTGCTTTGGTACCAACAATGGTGGCAGATCATCAAGAATTCGAGACCTTATTTGGAGGACCAACAAATAATAATTTTATTGAATGGTTTAATGGATATAACTTTTTAGAGTATGGTGAAAATTTAAATGTAGTGCGATTGGTTGACAGTGATAATTCAAGAAATGCTTGTTTTTCGGGCATCGATACAGTTTTAGTCACAAACGATGAAGATTATACAAACAATTTGATCATTGAAGAAGGTGGAATCAGTGATGGAACAGCCGCTCCTGGTAAAATTGTAATTGGTGTCAATTCAGCACCAGGACCTTGGATTGCTCGTTATCCAGGCGTCAAAGGTAATTCATTACGAGTAGATACTTGTTTTGCTACTGATTATGGACGACAGATTGGACGATATGACGAAGAAGGTATGGTTCTGGGAAGTATCGCTAATTCAAATCCAACTTGGGTAATTAATCAAATTACATTTGACCTTATTGCTGGTACTGCAAATGAGTACGAATGTCAACTTACTTATCGAGAACTTGCATCAAATAATCATATTGATATTTGGGGAGGAGTGCGAGGTTGGTTTGAAGATTCAACAGATGTATTAGCAGATGGTGGTCTTCTAAATCAAGAAAAGGTTGTAACATTCTTTGATGGAACAGATTCATATAATATGCTGATTACAGGACTCAACTCAGCAACAAAAACATTCCGAGCTTATGTGAATCGAAATGATGTAGGTGCGCCTCCAAGTGTTTTAGACTTGAGCGCAAATCCTTTACAATCATTACATGTAAGAACTCGTTCAAAGTATCGTGAATATTCTTACGGTGCTACACGAAATTCACCAAACAATCTATTAGGTAAAGTTTATTTCTCAAACAATACCTATAAGATTCATGGTGTAAAGACCGCATTTACAAAGCAAATTTCAAAAGGTGATACAATTAGTGTTGCTGGACAAGCAGTAAATGTTTTGAGTGTGGATAATGATAGAGAACTCACAGTCGGACGTGTTTTGATTGGTGAGTATTCAGCAAACACCGCAACCGGCTGGTCAAGAGAATGGCAATATTCTCAGTTCTTTGCCAGTGAACCAGCAACATCAAACTACAATCGTGGTGTAAATGGTGATTATACAGCACATTTCAATGACCAAATGCATATTGTAGTGCTTGATGAGCTTGGTGATATTACAGGAAATAAAGGTGAAATTCTTGAGACTTATTCACACCTTTCACTTGCTCGAGATGGTAAAGATGACTACGGTGTTCCAACTTATTATGTTGGACGAGTCAATACAAATTCAGATTGGATTCGTTGGTCAAATCATGCTCTTGCCTCACAACCTCATAATTGGGGAGCAAACGCTTTAGATACGACATTTGTGACATATAATAAAGTTCTAAATGCTCTTGGTAACAATCTAAGTGCTGCTACCTTTGCTGGTGGTTCAAATGGAACTCAAGTCGATAATGCTGACATCATTGAAGCAATTGATTTGTTCCGAGCAAAAGAAACTCATGAAACAGATTTTATGATGACTGGTTGGACTTATGATGTTATGAATCCTTTAAATTATCATTTGCTCATTTCAAAAATGATTCAAGTAGCTGAAGAAAGAAAGGATTGTGTAGTATGTGTCTCTGGTGAATATGGAGCAATTTGCCGAGGTAAATCAAATGCTGATGACATCACTGATAACTATATACAATGGAGGTCTGCAATTGTACCTAGTTCATATGCTATTATGGATGGAAACTTTAAGTATCAATATGATCCGTATAATGATACTTATCGTTGGTTGCCTCTATCTGGAGATATTGCTGGTTTGATGGCGAGAGTTGATATTGAACAGGCACCTTGGTATTCTCCTGCTGGAATGAAAAGAGGTCAAATTAAGAATGTAGTTAAACTTTCTTATAGTCCTTCTCGAGAAAATCGAGATAATTTATATCTCAATCAAATTAATCCAGTAGTAACATTCAAAGGTGAAGGAACTATCCTATACGGAGATAAAACACTTCAGGTAATTCCAAGTGCTTTTGACCGAATCAATGTTCGACGTCTTTTCATTCGCTTGAAAGATTATATTGTTGTTGAAGCAAGAAAGAAATTGTTTGAATTTAACACTCCTTACACAAGGGCTGACTTTAGAAAATTGACCGAACGCTATCTCGATCAAGTTCGTGTTGACCAAGGTCTTTCTGAGTATCGTGTGGTTTGTGATGAAACAAATAACACTAATAAACTTATTGAAGAAAATAAATTTGTGGCTGATATCTATATCAAGCCAACATATGTAATTAACTTCATTAAATTAAACTTCACCGCAGTTGGTCAAACTGTAGAGTTTGATGACCTTGGTGTATAAAAGGAGATAAAATGGCAATTAGTATTTCAACACTTAGAAATAAGATGACTGGTGGTGGAGCACGTCCTTCACTCTTTTTTGCTAATATTACATTTTCAGAAGCTTTGAAGACTGCGCTTGGTAGTTCTATAACGGAAGTTATTGACGCAGGTAGTGGTTCGGATGTTTCATTTTTTATGAAAGGTTCTCAAATACCTGAGAGTACATTAAATGCTGTTCCAATCAATTTTCTTGGTCGTGAATTTAAAGTTCCTTCTACAGACCGTGTATTTCAAGACTGGACTGTTCAAGTAATTAATGATGAAGATTATCGTATTCGTCACATCTTTGAAGCATGGATTGAGCATGTCACGCCAGGAGGAGCTATCTTTGCATCTCAAGCAGCATTTGGTAATGATGAAAGCCAAAGTGTGTTCTGTGAAATGGAAGTTCATCAATTGACAAAATCCGGAGAAATTTCATCATATGGTGGTGGAACTGGAAACGCTTCGAATGCGAAATATTACGGATCTTATTATTTTGTTGATGCTTTTCCAACCAGCGTTTCTCAAATGGATTTAAGCTGGGATACAAAGGATACAATTGAAGAATTCACTGTGACCTTTGCTTATCAATATTGGAAAAAGACTCCAGATGAAGTACCAGGTACGCCGAGTCCATTTGTTGATACGAATACTAATAGTTGGGTAGCGGCAGCGAAATAAGATTATT